AGTACGGCCTTATAGCCTTGTCTACCTTCTGGTGGTTGTTAGCTTACTTTCTTTTACTGACGGTAATCTTCTCTCATTTACGGTAAAAGAAGTATACATTGAGTTGTTTCAAGCATTATTGCTTTTAGTCTTTGGTGCATACTTTGGTGGCCGCTCCCTTGAGAAGGTAATGGGTAGAAAGAAATAACATGAAGAACTATTATGTGTCTGGAGATAATAATCTAATCTGCGATGTTTGTGGTAAGAAAATGAAAGCTTCTGGAGCCAAGCAACGCTGGGATGGTTTTGTTGTTTGTAAGGATGACTATGAACAAAGACAATCTTTAGATTTTATTAGGGTTAGACAAGACAAGATCTCTGTACAACTTACAAGACCAGAACCAACAGATACTTTTACATCTGTTACTTATCTTGAAACATAAAGGAACAAAATATGAGCACTAGTGGTTCAACTAATTTTTCTATAACGAGAGACCAGTTGATCGCTGGTGCTCTTCGTCTTTGTGGCGTGCTTGCTGAAGGGGAGACTGCAACAGCAACCCAAGTCACTAATGCAAGCGAAGCTTTGAATATGCTTGTTAAGCGACTTGAGGCTGACGGCATGCCACTATGGGCCATTAAGCAATCTACTATTACTATGAGTGCAAGCACAAATAGTTATAATATTGGTATTGGTCAAACAATTAATACTGACAAACCACTTAAAGTCATCCAAGCTTTTATTCGTGATTCAAGTAATAATGATACGCCTATGCGAATTGTTACTCGTCAGGAATATAATGTACTTGGTAATAAAGCAAGTTCAGGTCGTCCTATTCAGGTCTTCTATGAGCCACTAAATGACTACGGTGTATTACATATATTCCCCACACCCTCTGCTACAGATGCTTCTGGTAATACTCTATACATTGTTTATCAGCGTCCCTTTGAAGACTTTGATGCTAGTACGGATAATCCAGACTTCCCCCAAGAGTGGTATGAAGTGTTGAAGTATCAATTAGCTGCTCGCATGGCCGGAGAGTACCAGTTACCAATGCAATTACGTCAACAGATAGCAGGCGAGGCAAAAGACCTAAAGGATGCAGCATTATCTTTTGGTACTGAAGAAGGTTCTTTATACTTTGGAGTAGACTCAAGAGGATACTAAGATGGCAACAAAACAAAATACCCTTATCCCAAATTATCTACATAATTCTATTGCTTTGCCGGTTACAACAGAAACACGGGATAGTGGGTATACCACTGATGCTGTTCTTACAAATATGTTCGTTGAAACAATTGGCAATAAAAAAGTAGTAGTAAAGAGACCTGGGGCAGGTACACCTGCTATATTTCCAAACAGTGCTGGTACCTATACTACTCGTGGCTTGTTTGAATGGCAAAATGTTGCCTTTATCTTTGTAAATGATAAAGTGTACAAAAGTAATACAGGTGCTAGTATTGTGACATTAGCCACTAACAGTGGTGATATTGGTTGGTGTGAATGTACCCATGAGGGTGCTCCGCATATGTTCTTCTGTGATGGTACTAATGGTTATGTTCTTAGTGAAGCTCTTGTAGTTACGCAGGTTAATCAAACATACTCAGCTTGGGTGGCTAGTACTAATTATGCTCTTGGAGACCAACGTAGACCTACTACGGCTAATTCTTTATACTATGAAGTGACTGCGGATGCAGGTTCTTCTGGTGCAACTGAACCTACCTGGCCTACAACAATTGGATCTACTGTAGTAGATGGTGGTATAACCTGGACTTGCGTAGGTTATTATGGTGGTTTCCCTTCACCTCATGGAACTACTCCAGTTTTTATTGATGGTTATCTTTGTTTACCCAAATCAGGTACTGCTGATATATATAATAGTGCTACAGATAATGTGTTCTCTTGGAACCCAGCAGACTATATTACTTCAGAAGTAGTTCCAGATGATACTGTTGCTATTACAAAACATAATAATCAGATTGCTGTATTTGGTTATGATAGTATTGAGTTTTTATATGACAATGGTGCAAACCAAATAACAGGTACTCCATTTGCTCGAAATCAAAATATTGCACATTTAGTTGGTTGTTATGTACCTCATAGCATTAAATCAGATCTAGGTGTAACATACTTCCTAGGTGTTGAGCAAGGTGGTGGGGATGCTTTATATAAGATTACTGGTTTTAATATTGAGAAGGTTAGTTCTGGCTGGGCAGATCGTATTTTAAATAGCCTACCTCTAGGTTCATCTTATAGTTCTTTAGCTACTATTGGTGGACATACTTACTATATTATTAGTTCTAGTACTACTGCACTTGTATACGATATTCTAGAAAAAGCTTGGTATATCTGGGCTTCTAATCTAACAAATGATGTTCCATATGCCTATAAATATATTATTTCCGACACTGCTGGTAATGCCTATGGCTTGGGTCTTTCGTCAACATTAGGTGGGGTATTCGCACTGCTAGGTCTCTCTTATACCACTGACGGCGGTACAGGTTTTAAATGGGAAGTAATTACTACTCCAGTAATAAGTGACTTTAAGCGTATATTCTATGATCGATTGACTATTAATGCCGATAATACTTCTGCCACTGCTACTGTTAAGTGGACAGATAATGATTACACTACTTGGTCCTCCGGCCAGAGTGTAACTCTAGGAACTCGCCCAGTGCTTCACCGTCTAGGCGCATCCCGTAAACGAGCTTTCTCTATTTCTGGGTCAAGTAGTCATTCGGTTCGTATACACGGATTAGAATTAGATTATTCTGAAGGAGCGTTGTAATGGCTGCATCAGAACAAGAACTTAAAAACCTGACAAAAGAGTTGCGTGCGCAGCAATCTATCTTTGGTGCATACCACGGATCTATGGGTTCGGACTGGTTGCTCAATGACATGGCGAAGCAACTAGGCAACCTAGGTTTAAAATCTATTTATGATTTGAAACGAACTTCACATCCTACCTACGATTACTGGGAGTATGTATTACAGATACCGGAGGAGTCCTATTTAAAACCAAGTTATTCTAATGGAGATCAAAGCACCTTTCTGGGTCCCCTTGATATAGTTACTACTAGGTACGATAACGAGGGGAATTCGTATCTAGCTGTTTTACCACATAGGGGTTACACTTACACTTATACTAATACTGCTACTGGAGAAAGTCTGCCTGGACAGCAGGAGAGATGGGGTTCTACTGGTGAAGGGGAGGGATATACTAATTACTTCCTGGATATGGTTAAGGGTGATGATGGTGTAGAACGCCCCGTATTTAGGACTAATAGAGAGAGTAGTGGTCTTGGGGGCTTCATGGAAGATTTTGGGCCAATTGTAGGTCTGGGATTGTCTTTAATTCTTCCCGGACTTACCGGCCTTAGCCAGGTTCTCTCAGGTGCTCTTGCTGGTGCAACTACTACAGCCTTGTCCGGTGGGGACGGGTCAGATATTTTAAAGTCTGCTGTTATAGGTGGAGTTACTGCCGGGGTTAGTCAAAACCTAGGGCAGACATTTGGGGCTAGTGTGACAGATGCCGCAACTGCCGCAGGTCTTGTTACGCAAGGAGGTATTGCTCAAGAAATTCTCAATCGAGCAGCAACCGGTCTAGCTACTGCGGGCACTACCGCTGCTGTTCGTTCTGCCTTATATGGTACTGACTTTAATTTAGGTAACATTGCAAAAGGAGCCTTAACTGGTGTGGTTGCTGGCACTGCTGCTGATAAAATCTTAGGTAAACTTACCGAAACTATCCCAGAACTTAAGAATTTACCTAAGCCCCTACAAAAGGCATTGGGTTCTTCTATTGCTGCTGGATTACAGGGTGGGGATATTACTGATGCGGCTCTAAACTCTTTAATTAAGACTTCATTAGATAAGATTAAGGCTGGGATAAAAGATCAGGTTAGTCTATACGAGCATTCTAATGGTCTTAAGACATTAGCAGATGAGGCTAAAACTCTAACAGATAACTCTGCTAGTGGCATGACAGCAGGAAATGCCCTCAGTTTACTACATCTAGACTCAAAGTACAAGGCAAAAGAGGGAGAGTTTATTGGCCTTCTAGATGGATACTCTGATTCTAATCTACTAGAGCGGTATAATAATGGTGAGGATATTACTACTGATCTTACCTCTGCTTATCGTAGTGCTAACACATCATTCCTACAAACCGC